ATTTGGTAATTGGTTTTGCATCATCACTTATTTTTCAGTGGTTCTTATTCTTTTTGTTTAAAAAAACAAAAGGCGATAACTATGGACTTGCACGGCCTAGAAACAGGCACTTTCACAATGCTTTGCTGGTGGATTGGATTGCTAACTATATACAACTCACTAGCAAGCTTTAATTTAACCGCTGGCGCTATCAGTGCGCTAGCTTATGTTTTTATAACTTGGAAATGGATGTATTGAATTATGAATCTAACAGATGAACAAATTGCAGAGATAGCGCCTTCGTGGGCTACTCATTATTACTACCACCTTGATTACATAGCTTTTGTGAGTGATGAGGTTTTTTGCAAATATAGATTTAACAGATTTTCTGAGGCATCAAAAATGGTTTGCAGTATCTCTGACCTTGGGGGGATTGAGATAAAGAGAAAGCAATTTGACATTACCGAACATGAATTTAGTGATATTTACAATGACACAGAAAAAGTAGATCCATCAATTTTAGATGTTAAATTCTGGCTTGCTGATAGGGAAGATTTAACCCTAAATAAAAAAGACGCAATAGCATTAGCAAAGCATTTTAAGCTAACTGAGGATGACTTGAAATGAATCTAACAATACCAAACGCTGAAAAGCTATCTTTATTCGAGCTACAGGCTTGTGTAAGCGCATTTAAAACATCAGTTAAGGCAAAGACACCAAGAGGCGGTAAAAAGCTTTATAAGCGCGGTAAGGACTTTCAGCATGAATGTGATGTATTAATTAAACGAACTACAGAACGTGGTAATTATATAGCGGAGGTTAAGTGATGTTTGAATTTTACGGAATGATTGTTTTATGTTCGTTGCTTTGGTTTTTAGTGGTTGGCCCAGGAATATTTGGAATAATATTTGATGTAAATAAATTCACAGACGCAATAAAGTTAAACGCTTTAATTTGTGTAATTGTATTGGCTGTTGCTATGTTTGTTTTTTTGCTTGTTATGTGTATAAATTTCTTATCTGGCGATCCGCAACCAATAACAACTTTTATCCAGAATCTTAAATAAACAAAAGGCGCATAACAGCGCCTTTTTACTATCCGTTCACCTTGCTCATGTTTCACAACATTAGCTCAGTATTTGCTACTTAACGGTGTAGCCCGAGATTTATCACCAAACCTTAGTAACTAACTTCATTTCTGAATTGCCGTTATTGGCAAATTTAATTATATACCTTAATCACATCAGAGCAATCAACAAAATACATCTTTTTCGATCTTGGGTTGTAAACTCTAATTTTGTGTGACTTCTTAACAACCCCAACAATAACACCGCTAATTACTATTTTCTTATTAAAATTAAAGTCTATATTACAATCGGACTCCTTAATTCTTTTAGGTATTTTGTGGTAATCATCACCTTTAAAATCAATAAACCCAAACAAATTACCAAGGTAACTTAAAAGATCGTCCGATGCTAATTTATACTTATCAAGTAAAAAGTTTATTCTTTCCATTGATAAATAACCTCAAACAAATCATCTTCATGTTTCTTGGCTAGAGCGTCAACAACTTGGAATAGCTTTCCAATTTTATAACTTTCAGAGTTCTTATCATCAGTACTGTAAACAAAATCTTGATCCATTTCAGCCATACATTTTGCATTCCAACCTGAGACAATAAGAGCCAAAGCAAGCTCTGGTGTGTCATCAAATTTTTTGCTAATTGAGTTTATTTCTTCACTTATCTTTACGGCCAAATCAAAATCAAAACCATGATGTTTTAAGTCTTTTCGTGCGGCATCAACATCAAGACCGTATCGTGTATATGCTGTGGTTTTATCGTAATTCATTTGTAAATACCCTCTTTCAATTTGAAGTTATATTCTACCAACAATAGGAATAATCAACTATTTGTAAATTGTAACAAGATATTTCAAAGCTAATTTTATATATACCTCTTGCATAAAATAACAAATAAAGCTTGCGTGGACACGATAATAGACTTATACTGTGGACACAACTTAACTAAAGGATATTGAAATGGAAAAGTTAAACGTTAGATTCCCTGACACAACAAAGTTAAAAATCAATGACATTGGCGAAGCGTTGGATTTGTTTAACTCAGATGTTGCTCGAGCTGCTTTGATGATTGGCCTAGAAAAAATACAGGCGCTTGGTTCGCGTGATAAGCAAGAGGCTATTAATTTAGTTATCAGCAAGAACCTAAAGTGCAAATAAAAAAGCCAGTGGGTCAAACTGGCAATTTAAACAAGTAACGAGGTAATTATAATGTCAATGACTTTAATGGTCAAAGCTTTAAAGACAAAGGTTGGTAATCCATTGAGAAAATTAGTTCTTCTAAAGCTTGCCGACAACGCAAACGACCAAGGGGAGTGCTGGCCTAGCTATCAGTACATTGCAGACCAATGTGAAATGAGTAAGCGCTCAGTTATGATCCATATATCAAAGTTGATTGAAGATGGTTTTTTGCGAAAAGAACATAGGATTGGCGGGGAAAAGAAAAACAAATCCAACTTGTACACCCTAATGATTGGTGTAGGAGATTCTCTAGGGGTGGTGCAGGAGATTCACCACACTAGTGCAGGAGATTCACTAGGTGGTGGTGCAGGAGATTCACCCAGAACCTATCACTCTTTAGAACCTATCAATAAACCCTTAGTCAAGGCTACGCCTGACAAGAAATTTAATTTTAATCAAGACCACTTTAATTTTGCGAATGGCATGTTTGATAAAATCAAATTAGTAGCTCCAGCAGTTAAAAGCGTAAATATTGAACGTTGGGCGAACGATATACGCTTACTTTGTGAAAATGACGGCGTGAACATTAATGATGCGTGGAAAGTGTTTAAATGGGCTAACTCCGATTCATTTTGGCAAACAAACATATTAAGCGCTGCAAAATTCAGAAAGCAATACGCACAGCTAAGCGCTAAAATGCCAAAGCAGCAACCGCAAAGAACAATAAAAGAATTTAAGGTGTAATTATGATTGAAGATATTCTAGAACAGGAAGCGCTATTGATTGGCTCGCTAATGCAAAACAGCGAAAGGATTGATATTTGCGATTTAACGCCAGAAGATTTTTCAAGCGTCGAGCATCGTCAATACATGGAGTGCATAAACGAGTGCGCAGCACAGCAGAACTTAAACCCATTTGCTGTTAAAGAGTCTTTTATTAACGAGACTGGCGTTCGAGATAACTTGCTGCTTGACTACGCAACAAGAGGGTTGCATGTTACCGAATACCAGTTTAAGCAGTACGCAGAACGCATCAAAAGAGAGTCACTTAAAAACAAGGCGCTATCAATCACAAGTGAACTGATTGAAAATTTAAACACAGGTAAAACTGATTTTATTGGCGCGGCAATTAGCAAGCTAATGAATATTGATAAATCTGGTGCGAAGTACGACCACAGTTTTGCAGACGTGGCAGACGTGGCGCTTGCATCCCTTGAAAGAATTTATAGCGGCAAAAGCGACAGCATCAAAACAGGATTCAAGGACATTGATAATTGTATTGGTGGCTGGCATAACTCAGATTTAATTATCATTCCAGCTCGACCAGCTATGGGTAAAACTGCTTTTATGGTTAACTCATTTCTAAAGTGTGATGCAAAGGTTGGTGTTATTTCTGGCGAGCAAGGGCACGAGCAAATTGGTGTAAGATCAATTTGTATTGATGGCGGAATAAGTCACCAGAACTTTAGACGCGCACAACTTAGCGATGACGAGCATAAAAGATTAGAAGTTGCATCAAAAGAGTTTTCACTTGCTAATGGTCGCATTTATGACAAGCCAGCGCCTACAATTCTTGATGTTGAAAAAATCGCTAGGCAATGGGTGCACAAGCGCGGAGTTCAGATTTTATTTATTGATTACGCACAGCGTTTAGACCACGAAAATAAAAAGCTATCTCGACTAGATAAGATGAGCGACATTGCAATGCGCCTTAAAGAGCTTGCAAGGACTTTAAACATTCCAGTTATAGCTTTGGCGCAGGTAAACCGAAACTGCGAACAAAGACCAGATAAGCGCCCAATGATGAGCGATATTGCAGACGCTTCCGCATTTGAGAAAGAGGCGGACATAATTTTTACACTGTACCGCGATGAAGTTTACAACGAAGACACAACAGATAAAGGAATCATCGAAGCAAACTTTGAAAAGAACCGCCACGGCTCAACTGGTAGAGTTAAGTTAAGTTGGAAAGGTCAAACCATGCAAGTCGGAGACTTTACAGGTTACGAGCAAAGCTACGAATCAAAAGATGATTACGTTGCATATCAATCTGACGGATTTTTACCACAATGAATGATAAGGCACAACAAGAGTTTGAAAAACACTGTAGCGAATGGCTAAACATGGATGCTCACTTACAGTCAGCACAAAGCGCTTACTGGAAAGCTTTTAATTCGGAGGAGACAGAGCATAAAAAGAAAAACGCAGGGCAAAGAGCTTTAAACCTATACTTGCTAAACGAGCTTAAAAAAATAAATGCTCACGTTTGGAGGCAAGATAAAAAGCAAGAGCAAAAGCCTGTTAGCATGGTGAACATAAAAAATGCTGACACCAGTGTTGTAACTTATAAAGGGCGAGGTTTGCGCCCTCCGCATATTAAAATAGAGTTGTGAGGAATTATGTCAAAAGTTTTAATTAATGAAATTTACAGATCAAACTCAAGCGGCGAGTTCATTGTTTTATGCAAACTTCCAGGCTATAGGTCTATAGTTCAATTTTTAAAAACAGGTTTTACAAAAAACGTTAGAACAAACAAAGTTTTAACTGGTGAAATATCTGACCCATTAAGAAGATCCGTTTATGGCATTGGTTTTTTCGGGATTGGCAAACACGTATCAAGTAGGAACGGTGTTGAACTAAATAAATACACAGCATGGAGCAATATGCTTGAAAGGTGCTATTCAGAATCATTCCATAAAAACAGACCCAAATACAGCGATTGCTTTGTTTGTGATGAATGGCTTAATTATCAAAATTTCGCTGACTGGTATGAAGAAAATTATATTGAAGGTATGCACGTTGAAAAAGATATACTTATAGATGGTAATAGGTGTTACAGTCCAGGTACATGTTCATTTAAAAGCTGTCAAGAAAATAACGAAAAGGCATTTTCTAAAAATTACAAAGTTATATCACCACACGGCGAAGTTTTTAAAGTTTACAACATGAATAAATTTTGCAGAGAAAACGGGTTAACAAGCAGTGCAATGTACAACGTTGCAAATGGAAAGCAAAGAAATCACAAAGGGTGGTCACTAGACCAAAACATTTAACAATAGATTTATAGGTGAATAAGATGAAACAAGCAAAGCAAAAGAAGTGCAAGCAATGTAAATCACCATTCACACCATTCAACTCAATGCAAAAAGTTTGTGGCGCTCAGTGCGCCCAGGCTTTTGCTGTAGCAGAGCGTGAAAAGAAAGAAGCCAAAGCAAAAAGCGATGAAGTTAAGCGAGTGCGCCAGAAGTTAAAGCAGCTAGACAAGAAATCATTGCCATGGCAGCACAAGCAGACACAAAAAGCATTCAACAAGATGCGAAAGCTGCAAGAGCTACTTTGGTTTAAAGAAAGAGGATTGGAGCCTGAATGTATATCATGCGGCAAAACAAAAATGGATTGGTGTTGCGGTCACTTTAAGACTGTAGGGGCTCATAGCGAGCTAAGATACGATAAAGTTAACACTTACCTACAATGTAACAGGTATTGCAACAAGGGGCTTTCTGGAAATATTAACGGAAACAAAACAACAAGAGGATATATCCAAGGTTTAAAGGATAGATTTGGTGAAGAAAAAGCTAGCGAGATAATTAATTATTGCGAATCAGCTAAATCAAAAAAATGGACTTGGCAGGAGGTTGAGTCGATCAGAAAGAATTGCAATGAAGAAATAAGAAAAATTGAAAAGCGCTTGACTCTAACATGTAGATGAACTATGCTTTGCATATTGGAGGTATAAATGAAAGCAAAGAAAGAAATAAACTTTTTAGATGTTGAGTTAGTAAAAGCAATCCAGCTTTACGCTGACGAAAACACAGAAGGTAATTTTAATTTAGCGGTTCGCCAGTTGTGTAAAAATGGCGTTGGTTTTAACAAGAAATGCCGGTCACGTTGTCCTGTTGGTAAATAAATAGGTGAATGTATGAGTGATGAAATAAAAATTAAAGCAGTAAAGGGTGTTTTTTGCTTAATTCTACTAGCTGTTGCTGCTACTTTGATTGACAACTGGTTTATTTTTGGCGGTGTGTTTTTGATGCTTTGGTCAAATAACATTGGCCGTTAAAGACTTCAAACTAACACAAGCTATGCTACCTGAGTTAAACAATGGCTAAATACAACTTAACAAAAAATGCTGGCGGAGTTTTTACGCCAGCAAGCGACCTAGAAGCTAAGCGCCTAGAGCGGTTAAAAACTGGTTGCGTGTTTGAGGTTGAGATAGTCCAGCGTAGGAATCCAAGGTTTCACGGTAAAGTGTTTGCTTTTTTTAACTACGTTTTTGAATGTTGGCATCAAGGTCATGAGTTCCAAGATGAAGATAAGCAATTTAACGAGTTTAGAAAGCAATTAACGATACTGGCAGGTTTTTACGATGAGCTTTACGATATTGGTGGGAATCTAAAGTTAGAAGCGAAATCACTTGCTTTTGATAATATGGAGCAAGAAGAATTTGAGCAATGCTATAACGCATTAATACGAGCTGCAATTGTTAATGTTCCAGCGGTTGCAGATGACGAAAACAGATTATTATCATTTTTTAATTAGGAAATAAAATGGCACAAAAATTATATGATTTAGTGGTAAAGGTTGGTGAGTACCAAAACGCGCAAGGTGAGACAAAGGCGCGTTATGAGAATATTGGCTCAGTAATGCAAGGTGATAACGGTCAATTTGCAATCATGAAGCGCACATTTAATCCAGCTGGAGTACCGAATCCAGACGGTAAAGATTCAATTATTGTTAGTATGTTTGAGCCGCAAAACAATCAACAGCAAAACCAAAACATGCAGCAGCAACATGGCGGCTTTAATAACCAGCAGCAAAACCAAGGCTTCAATAACCAACAAAATCAAGGCTTTCAACAGCAGGGTGGATTTGCCCCACAGCAATCAGGCGGGTTCAATCAGTAATCCGCCGATAGATTTTGATGACGATATACCTTTTTAATTAACGCGCCTTCGGGCGCAACAGGTGAATTATGAAACTAACAAAACAGGAAATTGTAGAAAAATTAAAAACAGTAAATAAAGAATTTACAGAAGAAAAGCTTAATTGCTTGCTTGATACATTTTTCAATGTTGAAAACAGGCCAGCGATTAACAGCAAGACATTCACAGTAATGCGAGAGGCTACAGGTTTAAAATTCAACGGAAAATACATCCCTCGCGAAATTGATGCCTTAGTAATGCTTGGTTTTGAGCTTGCGCCAACTAAAAATGAAAAGACCACCAAGCGCTACATGGTAGAACAGGTTACAAGCCAGGTTAGAGCAAGTAAGCAGGTAATACTAAAAGTTTACGATAACTTGATACACCCTTACAGAATCACCGCTGATGCATTGCATAGAAAATTACCATCAATGATTGGTGAAGGAGCGCATCCGCAAACAATCAAGAAAATAGAAGGTTTATTTACTGATATGGGCGCAAAAGTTAAGCCTGTATACATAAGAACCGGCGGCGGTGGCGGTGGCACAAAAGGCATGAAGTTTAATCAAACAATAGTTATTGATGACGGCATCATTCGTTGGAATCCACCTAGCAAGCTAATGCCAGAGCAATTTAAACACCTTGATAATGCGTGGTAGTAATTATGAATCGTTTAGAGGCAATAGAAAAGGCGGCAGGCAAAAAAGGCAATAAGCTTATAGCTGAATTTGTTTTTGATGTATGCGTTGACCGCCCTGAGCGATTATCAACAGTTGAGATAATAGATCGATTAGAGTGCATTGAAGTATTTACCAATCAAAGCACAATCAATAGGTTTATACGCAAGTATATTGAATACGGGTTTTGTGTTGGCGAGCAACCAGAAACTAGGGGTAATGATTTTATGGGCGGGTTTAATTGGAGCCCAAAACCATTAGATAAAAATCAATTTAAACATTTAAAAGGAGCTTGGTAGTGAAGCGAATAAATATTAAAACTATGCACTTACCAGATTGCACTGTAGGTGTACTGTCTTTTTGCGGCTTAAGGTTATTTACTCTTGAATTACCATGGCTTGATAATGAAAAAAATGTGAGCTGTATACCGAGAGGAATTTACAGGGCCTATATAAGAAACTCGCCAGCTAACGGTTATGTTTTAGAGTTGCTTGACGTTACCAATAGAACTCACATTCAAATTCACGCAGGAAATTTCACGCATCAGATAAAAGGCTGCATACTTGTCGGTGATTCTATTAAAGATATAAATAAAGATGGTGTGCCAGACGTAACAAACAGCAAAAATTCACTCGCTAAGCTGTTGAATAAAATTGGCATTGATGAGCAGGTTGAAGTTTGCATTGAGTAGCTATAAGGAGCGAGAAAAAATGCTAGTAAAGCAATACAGAAACAAAAAGACAAAGCAGAGTAAGTTTAAGTTTACTTTGTTTTGCATCGCGGCTTTTGTAGTTGTAAGCCTGGTTGTTTTATTTGGGTTTATGCGGGGTTAAATATGAATTGGTTTAGCGTATTTGGTAAAGGTGATGTAATCGACAAAGCTGCAAGCGGCATTGATAAGGTTATATTCACCGATGAAGAAAAGTCTGACTACATGCTAAAGCTGTTAAAAGCTTATGAGCCATTTAAACTTATGCAGCGCTATCTTGCTGTTATGTTTGGCGGAACTTATCTGCTGGTGTGGATTGCTTGCGCCATCATGTTTATTGTAGGGGCAGTGCTTGGTAATGGCGAGTTAATTCAAGGCTCTGATATGCTGGCGCAAAGAAACAATGAAGCGCTTGGAACACCGGTTAGTTTGATTATGTCTCTATACTTCGGTGGCGGAGCTATTGAGGGGATAATTAATGCGAAATGGAATAGCGCTAAATAGGCGCTTTTTTATTGTGTAAAATAAACTTGCAATGTTAAATATATAGTTATACACTTAGTAAAAATACACAATAAACAAACAAGGTGATTTATGAGAGATATTAAGTTTAGAGCATGGGTAACTGATGGTAAGGATTACTCTGAAATGTATCATAACGTTCAAAATCATATTGGTGAAGATTTTGGTTTTGTCCATATGTTGCAAAACACTGTGAACGGTCTTGATTGCAAAGTAATGCAATACACCGGTCTAAAAGACAAAAACGGAGTTGAGATTTATGAAGGTGATATTGTTGAAGTTTGCGACCGGCCATGTGAAAGTGTTGGGATTGTTAAATTCAGCACTAAAAATTACGCCGCATTGCCATCTTTTGGGGTTCACAACAAAAAAGGGGAGAGCCTTGATTTCTATTATGGTGTTGCTCCTGATTCAGATTGCATAATAATCGGCAACATCTACGAAAACCCTGAGCTATTAGGTGAATAAATGACACCATCACAATACATAAAATCAAAAACCAGTCACCTAAAAGCTAACGTAACAATTCAAATGGTAGCTGATAGCGTAGATAAAAGCCGCCAAACGGTTTCTAACTGGTTTTATACAAACCGCAAGCTATTAGATGCTTGCATATTAAAAACAATTAAAGATTTAAGTGAGTGAATTATGAGTAATGCTAAGTTTACAAAGGGTGAGTGGCAGCAAAGTTACGCGCTTGTTGTTTGTGGTGATAAAGTAATAACTGATTGTGAGAGCGATTTTACTAATGATGCTTGTGAATTATTCGCAAACGCTCACCTAATAGCAGCAGCGCCAGAAATGTATAAGTTTTTAGATGACCTAGCTAACGGTCGCGGTACTGATTACCCTATCGAGCAGTTACTAGAAAAAGCGCGTGGTGAATTATGATTAACTGGCTAATAACTAATATTTTAATGGGTGGATATGATGAATAGATATAAAGACCAGTTTACAGAGTGGTCGACAGCTTATCCGGTGTTTGTGCATCAAAACCCAAAAAGAAAATACGCGCAGCAAGAGTACTTGGATTTTGAGGATTTAAAAAACTCGTCAAAGCAAGCAACTATTAGAACTCACCACTTAACAATAAAGGCAATTAAAAAGGCGATGAAATTATGAAAAACGCAATTACAGTAATAGACCAAGAGCTTATTGATAGAGTTCAAGTTCTTATTGATAGCAAATTGCTAGATGAGGATCACTGCGATATTAGGGATTTACTTGAGATGGCTAAAGACCTAATAGAGATTAACGCAGAGTTAACTAAGCGTGAGCAGAAGGTGTTAAGTTTAATTAATGATGGCTCATGGAATGGATATAACGCAGTTGATGTTATTGATGCTCTATATGTAATTTTAAAAGGTGAATAGTGATGGCATATTATAGTTACAAGAGAGTTAGAGATATACTTATTGAGCTTGGCGAGATAATTTACGATGAGGATGATAATTTAACACCAAAGAATAAAGATCTTTACGGTGCTGATATAGACAATACTTATCTAGGCAATCTTTATGAAATGATTGCTGACGAGTTTGAAAAACTCCAAGCTGAAAACGCAGAGCTAACTAAGCGTGATGTTGGCGCTAATCAATGCTTAAAAGTTTGGTCTGATAAGTACGTTAAACTCCAAGCAGAAAACGCAGAGCTTAAAAAGCTAACAGTAAAAGCTTTAGGTGAAGTAGGTCTTGAACTTGAAGAAGACACAAGAATAGGCAAAAAGGTAATGCCATTTGTAAGAGCTATTGTGTTAAGTAAGATTCAAGAGTTTAAGTAAGCCCTTAACGGGGCTTTAACTTTAATATATAATAAAGAGGATTTTAACTAATGGAGTACGAAGCATGGGCACAGGCTCTCAACGTCCTCGTGACGAAGGTGACAAAGATAAAAAGTAATATCATCAGTGATGATTTAATATTTTACTCGCTCTATGTGCTGGTAATGGCTATTGGGGCGAGGTTTAAAATAGAAACCGCAAAACCATCAAAAGTACTACCGTTAGTTTTATCCCTTCTATTTTGCCAGCTAGCTTACACGCTAATGCTCAACGAAAAAGAATCAAATTACTACATAATAACCACAATGTTTTACGTGCAAGCAATGTTTTACTATTCCAAGGTGAATTTAAAAACAGCAATAGCTTGTGCTATCATGGCGTTATATCTTTTCACCATGTCACGGGAAGCGGCCTATTATGAGAGTTATGGATCATCCTTTAGCGATGTACTTCACGATTCTTATTGGATGGTTATATTCCTACTTCATTGTATTATCTGCCTTACCTTTTTTTCTAGACGTGAATACAAGAGAGCTCACATGGGGCTGCGTTCATGTGTACGTCGCACTTAGATTGATTGAAGGGCTGTATTTGCTATACTACCGTATAAGATACAGACAAATGCTAACTTTTAAATATGTCGAGCCAGAACGAAATAACAGAACTTAGAAGTGATATTAAAGAGCAAACTAAAGAGATTGCTAACTTAACTACAAGCATTACTCAGTTAGTTGAGAGCTATAAATACCACAAAGAAGTAACAGACAGCCACACGCAAGAGATTAAAGTTTTGCATGAAGCTAATAACAATACTGATGCAAAGTTTAATGAATTCTTACTTGAATATAAGCCAGTTTTAGACCAGGCAAAAGCAAGCAACGAAAAGTACAAAGATACGCTATCAGAAGCAAAGAAGTTTTTTGATGGCAGAAGCATTACAAAGCAAAGAGCAATTACAGCCGTTGTTTGCGCATTTTGTATAGCGGTAGGCGCTAAAGCTCCAGACGTATTAAAATTATTTATGTGATTAAACCCGACAAGACCAAAGGCCATTAGTTTGGCTTTTTTTATATCTGTGCTAATATGATTACACAGCAATTCACTCTAATTGTTTTTGTTGATTCATAATTCACATCGAAGCCCAATTTTCACAAGTTGGGCTTTTTTTATGCCTATGTTAAAATATACAAAAGAACTGAGTTCAAACATTTATCTGATAGGGTTAGATAATGGCTAAAGTTGAAATACCAATCAATATAAAAGACATAGAAGAATTCAAAGAGTTAATCAAATCTCTTTCTGATAATTTCGATTACCTTCCATTCGATGTAAAGCAGGCATTATTTAAGTTTGTCGAGAAAGAGGGTTAAATGATGAAATTAACCAACAAGCAAGACGCATTTGTTAAGGCTTATTTGCTAAATGGTTTCAATGCAACACAGGCAGCTATAGAGGCAGGCTATTCAGAAAAGACCGCGTATTCTATAGGTAATGAAAACCTGAGCAAACCTGAAATCAAGAAAGCAATAGAAGAACACCAAAAAAAATCAAACGAAAACTTCGTATGGTCTAAGCAGAAGAAACTGGAAATGCTTGAGCGCGTAGCCATTCAATGCTCACACGATAGTGAAGAAAAGGGCATGTTAAACGCCCAGGCTGTTATAGCTGCAATTAAGGAGCATAACTTAATGCAGGGTGATAACGCTCCAACACAAACCGAAAACACCCACAAGATTATCCCAGCTGACGATACTGAATGGTAGACCTTCGCAAGTTTCAGCAACACGTAAAAGACAAGTCGCCGGCATTTGTTCCGCTATTCACTCATAAGCACAGATATGAAGTCGCATGGGGTGGTGCTGGTAGCGGTAAGTCTCACATTGTTGCCAGAAAGTTGCTTTATAGGATGCTTCAAG